TCGATCACATTGATGTAGACAACAGCAAAGCTGTGCTTGCTCTAGATCCTTTTGTCAAAGCCTGCTGGGTTAGCCCTTCTGGTGACGGGTTAAAAGCTGTTGTAAAGGTCACAAACTCAGAGAATCATAGAGATCATTTCAGAGCTCTTGTACAATACTTTGATAGTAAATACAATCTAGAGGTTGATAGCACAGGTATCAATGAGAGTAGGGCATGCTTTGAAAGCTATGATCCCGACGCTGTTATCAAGATAGAGTCAGAGCCTTTTGGGAAGATGCTTTTTGAAGATATCCCTAAGACTCAGGTAGCTGAGGTAAAGGAAATATCTACAGACTACACCAAGCTACACCTTGCAGCCAGGATGATACGCAACGCTCCTGATGGAGAAAAGCACAACGTACTCCTAAAAGCTTCTATACTTATGGGTGGATATATATCTGTGGGTAGGGTAGATGAGCTTGAAGCGTATCGTGTTTTAGAACGTGAAATAGAGCTTCGTGAAGTTGACGATATGTACGTCGCTAGGAATACTATTCGTGACGGCATAGAGCGTGGTAAGATGGCTCCTATACATGAAACGATAGAGGCAGAAGAGGAAGCGCAAAGGGAGTTACTACTATCAGACGGCGATATGTCGTTTATGAGTTCGGATGTAGAGGATTTAGACTGGATTATTAGATACAAAAACGGAGAGATAGAGAAAGGGTGTGGTACAGGTAATGTTCTATTTGATAAAAACTTTATTTACAAAAAAGAGTTTGTTATGATCTCAGGTCATAGCTCTGTAGGTAAAACTACCTTTATGCTGTACATGATGGTTACGATTGCAGTAAATCATGAGTGGGTGTGGGTTATTTATTCCTCTGAAAACAAAACTGCTAACGTCAAAATCAAACTTATGCAGTTTGCTTGTGGTAAGTCTCTAGACGAAATGACTGAAGGTGAGGTAAGGTATATGATGAAGTGGGTGTCAAAGCATTTTATCTTGATAGACAACACAAAGATGCTCAGCTATGCAGACTTACTTGTTTACACTGAAAAGATAACTAGGCATAGAAAGATAGATGGATTGCTTATAGATCCATACAACTCCCTCAAGGTTGCCCTCACATCAAACAAGTCAGGATCAGCTTTTGAGTACCACTACGAAGCTGCTGGTGCGTTCCTTACATTCTGTAACAGACTAGATATAGCTGTATGGGTGAATGCACACTCGATAACCTCGGCTCAAAGGCAAAAAGGTGACGACGGGCAACCTGTTGCACCTCTAGCTCCTGACACAGAGTACGGAGGTATGTGGGTTAACAGAGCTGATTGCTTCTTAACAATACACAGAAAGATACATCATCCAGACGTAGAGAAGCGTAGTAGGACAGAGTTCCATGTGCGCAAAGTGAGAGAGCAAGAAACTGGTGGTGAGCCAACAGCGATAGATGATCCATTCTACTTTGACTTTAATGCAAATCACGCAGGATTTACTATGACAGGTCCCTTTTCATCACTCTATCAACATATTAACATAGAAGATGTTGATAAACAGCTAGAGTTTGAACATTTTTAACATTTTTTTGTTTATATATTCCCATACGTGGGAAAAAAAGTAAAGAATAGATCTAAGGCAAAGGGCCATAGAAGAGCAGGAAGCAAACTTAAAAGTGCTCTTGAGGCATACTGTTATGACAGACTCAAGGATGCTAAACTAAAGTTTGGGTATGAGACAGATGTCTTTTATTTAATGGATGGTTTTAGATACAACGGTATCTACCATAAGATGACAAAGGGTAGGGATGTTATGAGAGATAACACTCAGAAGGCAATACAAGGGATTAAGTACACTCCTGATTTTGTTTCCCACGATCACAAGTTTATCATCGAGACAAAAGGGTACGTGCATGGACAGCACACCTTCCCGTTGCGGTGGAAACTTTTTCTTAGGTATCTAATTGATAATCAGATGGATGACTACATGTTGTTTATCCCTAAGAATAGAAAACAAGTGGACGCAACAATCAAAATTATTCAGGATGAACTCAAAGGAACTAAGTAGATTGTACTTCGTCACCTGCGATGAGATACAATCGATAACCGCACAACTGTACGAAGACCTGCACAAAGACAATGGCGAACCAATAAACAATTGGGAAACTGTTATAGATTTAGCACTAGACTATAGGAAGGGAGTGCTAGCAGAAATAGAAGGTATACGAACAGCATGTGAGGAATACAACGAAAGTAAAGTAAAGCTGTAGGATGTCAGCTCGAAAGCCTTTCGATAAAAAGTTATATGAAAAGTATGACAAGCTAGCCAGAGTGGCTACAAAGGCTCACCTTAAAAAGAAAGGGTTTACTGCTGTAGATCATCACGATAAGTACGCACAGGATCTTATAGCTTCTAAAACAGATGAGTGGGGAGTTAACTATAGCGATCCCTTTTGTGTAGAGTGCGAAGTAAAAATAGTGTGGTCTGGTCCAAACTTTCCTTACGATACAGTACAATTACCGCAACGCAAAAAAAAGTTTTTTAAAAAGCTTACTTTATTTTACATTTGGAACAAAGAACTAACGCATGCCGTTATGTTTTGGAGTCAAAAAGTAAAGCACCTAAAACCTGTAGAGGTAAAAAACAAATACGTAGGAAGGGGTGAGTACTTCTATCAAATACCTTTAGATCTTACGACAATTATAAAAAGATAATGTACGTAACTACATCCACAATAAGTCACGAATGTATTATAGAACCACACTATGATTCTACATACACTTTACACTTTACTTTTTAGCCTTTTCAATCGTACGTCCAGCGAAGTAAGCTCCGAAGGCAGTAAGCATGAGGATCTGAAGTAGGTCTACGTAAGAGTCTTTTACGTTAAAAGGCACGTTATCCATGCTGTCAATAAACATTGTCACCATAAACATGCTCATCAAAGCAATCAATGTTACAGGGCGTATAAGCTTTGCTAGCTTTACATCGCTACCCATATCAGCTTTCCAACGCTCTGTTACATTTTCTTGAAACCTTACCTCAGCATCGATCTGAGCTTGAGCATCTACAGAGTCTACCTCTGGATCTTTATCGATAAGATTTTTTACTACACCCAATCCACCGCTATCTGGTAGCAAGTCTCCTACTACATCTAAAACCTGTGGGGCTTTGCTTTTTAACCAGCTACCTAGCTTTGTGTCTTTTATTTTTTTCATAGTACTATATTTTCTTTTACCTCTTTGTAGCACGTATCTCCATCATCATCTTTATATGCTTCGAGGATTCTGTTTCTGTTGTCTTTGTCTTTTAACGATATGTGTATCCACGAAAAGTCAAACTCGTTGATCATCTGATCAAACTCAATCCCGTTTTGCACGATGTAATCGTATATGACTTTGTTTTTCATAACGCCTTTGTCCCAGAACTGTATGTCTACAGCCTGACCTTTGCAGTGCTGAGACTTTGTACTACCACCAATAGAGCGATTTAACTTAGGCGATCTGTATCCGCTAGTTACACGGATAGGACCTAACTCATCACGCATAGGCTGTAGTATCTCTGTTACAATACGTTGTAGATTTTTTTTATGAGCTTCTGTAGGCTCATTTTTTATACCCTTTCTTTTTGCTGTACTACTGCGTGTAAGCTCAGAGAGAGTAAAGTTTTTGCTTAGTCTCATTCTACTGTGTTTATATCCAACTCTATCAGCACGTTGTTAAACGTTGCTTCAGAGTTTAAAGCGATGTAATATAGTAAGAAATTGTTATACCTTTTGAAGTCATCAGGATTCATCTCACCTTCCTTACCCCTGATAACAGCAGCAATTTCTTTTGGGGAGCGCCTAGATATTCTGCGCACCTCAGCAGAATATTTCTTGTACTCTTGAGGGAACATCATCTCCGTTACCTTATCTCCTACAGCTTGTTTTAATGCTGACTTAAATTTAGCCTGGCTCAACCCTCTAGCTAAAGTCACTGGATCTTCTTCAGCTTGCTTCTGTAGTATGCTAAGCAATCTTTCTGGTCCTGCGCCCTCCATACCCTCAATGGTAGCTTGAATTTCAGGATCGTTACCTATCGCAATCAGTATAGTTTCAAATGCTGCAAGCTGTTCCTCTGAAGAAAGCGCCCTGTTTTTAGGCATATCATCTAATGCTTTTGCTACATAGTCAAGTTCCTTAAGCCCTACACCTGCTAGGTTAGCAAAAGATAAAAGCGTTCTTAATGTATTACTCAACATAAAGTCTGCTCGATCTTCTGGTCTAATAAACCTTTCACGCCCTGATCCTGTGGTATACGAAGTGCCACCGTTAAGTGTAGGCTCAAGCATTTTTTCTAAGTCCATTATATACTTACCAGCAGGCCCAAGAAAACCCATTGCATTTAATATTAAGTTAGTAACTGGCCCTTTTTTATCACTTACACCTGTTCCGTAAGTTGTTACGGCATCACCGTATTGCTTAAATAATTCACGAGCATCTTTATCTTCAAGTCCTGGAGCATCATAGTCCGAAGCGTTAAAGAATAAGTGATAGTTAAAAAGGTCTTTTACTTCGTTATCGATAGCAGGTGTAGACGGAAGTGGAATTGCGTCTAATACTGTTTGTACACCAGCCTGTCTTAGTGTTTTAGGATCTGTAAATATTTCATCTAAGTCAAATTCTTCCTCGTCATCTCCGAGATTTTTAAGAAGCTCAGATATTAGTGCTCTCGTAACTATTGTAAGGTAAGAAAACACAAACAAAGATGCTGTTGTACCTGCTAGACCTCTTATTCCATCTTTTCTAGCTTGAGCATTAGAAGGAAAAATAATACGGCCTATATCACCAGTAATCGATCTCTTTGTATTGATAGCAAAACTTTGATACACAAGCTGAGTTTGCACTAAAAGTTTTACAAACACATTTGTGTTTTTATAAATATTTGCTGCAAGCCTAGAGCTAGAAACGTTCTGGTCTTTGCTAACTAAATTTTCTGCATAAGCTATAGCTTCCGTGTTAGGATTAGCAGCCTCTTGCTCCCAATTAATTTCTGAGATATCATTTACTACACCCTCAGATAATAAGAAGTCTGCATACAAAGCATAGAAAGAACTTATAGCAGCTACCTTGTCTGTCGTTGTTAGCGTCCACATAGACTTGTCTTGCAGCCAGTCACGAGTTTTATCAAATCGACTCTTATCAAACTCTACCCTACCTGTAAATGGATCTATATTACCAGCCTTGTAGTCTCTTAAAAATAAAGTTGTTTTACGCAATAGCTCATATCTTCCGTCGTTAATTTTTATTTTAGGATCGCTAAGGACTCTAAGCTTTCCATCTCTATCCCTCCCTACAAAAGTTAGAGCCAGCATCTCCCCAAAAGTTCTCAGGAGGTATGCTTTACCTTGTAGTGTTTTAGTGTTTGCAAAAGCAGACAGCATAACAGTAGACTGTTTAAAAAACTGTATAAACACACCACCAAAAGCATTTACTACAGCAGCAACCCTAAACATTTCAAACGGGTTACGTATCATCCTTCCTCCTACCCTTATATTTTTTTGAAATATAAACGGAACTTTTGCAGCGTCAGCAACAAGATAATTATCTATCATCTCTGATAGTTTATGTCTAACACTATCTGGTATAAGGTCCTTCATAGCTTGAGTTTGGAAAGCATACTTCATAGCGAGAACATCCTCAAGCGACATCATAATAAACGAGTTCTGCCTTAGCGTTGCTTCGTTTATTTTTAAAAAGTTTAGTCCTAAAATAGAGTCCGCACCAACAGCTCTTGTTTCTCTTTCATATGTAGCGCCAGGAGTTTTTGTGTAGTTGCTGTTGCCTGCACTACTCAAAGCTTTTATTAGCTGGTTACGCACCTCCATGACAGACTGCAGCTTTTCGTCATCAGTTTTCTTGCTAACTTTAAAAGGAGTGTAGTTTTCTAGTACTTCTAAAGTTTTACCTAGATATCTTTCTGTAAACGCCTCAAAGCGTGGGCGCATAGACTCATGCATCTGAGATAAAAACTCTACGATTTCTACGATGTCTGTTCTTTCGCTTCTAACTTTATCTAACAGCTCCTGCAGGTTATTAGTCTGCCCGAACAAATATTCACGAGCGTCTTTAAACTCTTGTATAGTTTCTGGATCATATATATCTGACCGCTGTTCCTCGTTCTCTATAATCGTAGAGTCCATAGCGTCACGTAGATTCATAAACCACTCTGCCTCTGATAGAGCCTCTGGCTTTTGATTAGCCATAGAAAATATCTGTGCTATAGCATTGGACAGGTTTGACGTTATCTCACCACCCTTTTCTGTTATCTCATCGATCTTGTTTTGTAAAGCAGTGACTCTCTCCATATGAGCCTGCTCATGAAGATTGACGCTAGACATAACATCTTGAAAGCCTATCGCTATTAATATCTTAGCTATATCTTTGTTCGAAACTCTGAATACGTTACGTATGAATGAAGGAACATTATCAGCAGCGGTTCCGTATTTAAAGATTCTCTTTTTAGATTTAATACCTTTTGCTACAAGAGCTTTGACATCACTAACTAAAGATATCTTACCCCTTACTATAGATGCTAAGTATCCAAGACCTATAGTAGAAGAGTTTACTAAGTAGTCATTGATCTTGTACTCTAAAGCTGCTAGATGCCTCATATCGAGCTGCATAAGTCTAGCCTTAAGTTCTGGTGCAGAAACGTTCTCCATACTAAACAAACCTAGTATTGTTCTAAACGATGTGTCCTGCAGTAACTCCTCAAGGTTAGCCATAACTCTTGGGATAATAGCGTCGGATAAGATAAGATCCTTTTTGTTTTCTGCTAATTCAGCGCTATCCTTAGCTAGCTCATCGAGTATAATTTCTAGATCTTGTACATTGTTTACATCAAGGCCTAGCTTCTTTGCTGTGTCCTCAATCTTCTTACGTGTAGGGCTTAGTCTACTTCTCTGATACTTTTCTAGTATAGCTTTGTACTCTTCTTCAAATGTTGTTGACTCCCCAGCTTTCTTTGCTGCATCAACAGCTTTTGTTGCCCTAGCTCTAAAGTTTGCATCCCTTTCTGTTTCTTCTATAGCTTTAAAGTTTGTAGCTATAGCCATTAGAGATTTTACTTCTTTGAGGTTAGATGCTGTTACAACTAGATTACCCTCTTCGTCTTTGCTAAACCTAGCCCTTTTCATACTATTGTTGACGTTGTTAACAAAGTCAGAAAACGACTGCATCTGATCAACAGGTATAAGCGAAGGATTTATACCAGCCACGATTCTTGCGAGGGACCTGTATGCCCCAAAGTCTTTTTGTTTAGACTTTCTAACCAAAGTCTTCTGCAACTTACGCACACTCTTAACAAGATCAAGGTGATCGTCCATCGCTTTTTTTGCATCTTGCTTATCGAATATGGTAGCTATTTTATCGAGGAATGAGTCTATAATATCGAGCTCGTTTTCCGACAGCCTCTTTGCTGAAGTTCGTGCCATCTGGCCAGCTATAGTAAAGAAACTATTGAGCTGTGCAGCGGTAAACTTATCAGACGTCTTCCTATCTTTCATACGCTCTTTAATAAGAGCCTTAGCTTTCTTAAAGAACTCTTGCAAACTCTTAGACTTGTCCTTAAGGTCTTGCAGTTGCTTACGTAAATTTTTAGCCTCTGTAGATAGCTTACCCTCTCTACGTCTAGCTTGAGAGGCTATCTTAGCAGCCTCTTTCCTAGCAGCTCTTCTACCCCTAGCAAACTGAACAGCATTTTTGTATGTCTTTTCCGCCTGCTCCTTTTTCATACCGCTATCCTGAAGGATCTGTAAAATCTCATCCTTCTTGATCTTAAACAAGTTGACTTGATTAGATGGTTTGAGAACAAGCTTTTTGTTCTTACCCTTGCCCTCCATAACCAAGGTAAATCCTTTTTCTGTAAGCATATCAGCTACAGTTTCTACAATTTTCTGTGCGCTTTTACCTTCCTCTGCTGTATTATCATTTGATTCAGATTCATTTAAAGACTCTACCTCAGAAGCTATTGCTGGATCAGGTGTAGGTTCTGCTTGAGCTTCCTCAGCCTCATCATCAACAGTTACTGGTGGTGCATCTTTGAGATCCTCGGTGGCTTCAGCTAGTCTTTGGATACCAGTAACACCTAACCCTGCCTCCATAGTAGTGGTAACAGACTTGATAGCGTCAGCTACGTTCTTTAACGTAGGGTTTTTAAATTCTGTACCAAATAACTTGGCTACATAATTTTTTAATGACGTTATAAGACCTTGCTTATACTCTGCTGACAAATCACCGTTAGTGATGTCAGCGAGTATTTCTGTAACGAGTTCTTCCGCAGCTTGTGGGTTTTGCTCTACGATTTGTGACAACAGCTTTCTAGCAAGCTCGTCTGTTACAGCCACCTCTGCTGAAGCCTGTTGCTCCTCAGTAAGATACTCACTAACAAAAGCTAGATATCTCTTAGCGTTAGGCAACCCCATAGCGAACTGGCGTGCAAGCTTACGCAACGCTGTTCCTGCTCCTTGCTTTTCGTCTATCTGCATAGCAGCAGAGTGGAAAGCTTCGTGGTATGCTGTGTTTGCTTTCAAAGCAGGTAAGAAAAGATGCACTTGATTGCCGTCTTTTATATGAATACCTCTTGACACCTCCTCGCCTGTAGCTTTTTCAAAAGCTTTAGCTGTACCATGAATAAACACTTTACCTCCCTGACCTACAACAGTCTGTATTACTTTCTTTACGTTTTGTAATCCACGTATAATTTGTTCACGAGAAGAAAACCTAGTCGATATAATTTTACCAGAGTTAATAATTCTATCTATAATACTGTTGGCATTTTCGCCAGTAAGTTCTACTGAATTGCCTTTGCCTACTCTTCCATAATCTGTTATATCTGGATCTACCCTACCTACCTCATCTATAACAGCTTGAGTTTCAGGATCTTCTAAGTTTTGCTCTATGAAAGATTGATTCTGCGAATACTTACCCTCTATATTAAACTTAGTTTCAAAAGCTTGTTTTGTGTCTGCCTGTAAAGCTGAAAGCTCTGCTTCAAATACAGCAACAGCATCCTCATTGCCTTGACTTCTTGCCTGCTCTAAATTTTTTCTAGTATCAAAAGCTTTCCTTCTGTTTTTTCTAATACGAGTATTTAATCCACCTATCTCTGTAAGATCCTGATCACTAATACCTGCTAAAAAAGCCATATCTCTAGATGACACCCTCCACATCTGGTCCTGTATCTCTAGCATCTCTTGCTTTATCTGAGTTTTCTTTTCAGAGTTTGTTTCATTAGCTAATCTTTTTTGTAGAGCTTCATATTTACTTTCTAAAGCTAGTTGATCTTTAAAATTAAATTTCGAAGCTATAAAAGATGGCGCTCTTACAATACCCATCTGCAAACCTCCTGCTGCAGTACCTACAGCAAAAGCATCAAGAGTTTCAATATAGTTGTACTTTATATCTGTTTTTTCTATTTCTTTGCCTGCTATCTGTGATCTTAAATTAGACGCTACATCATCAGCTATATCTTCTGTATTTAACCTTGTCTGTAAATCTGAAATCTCTCTATCTAAAGCTGTACGTTCAGCGTAATTAGTAAGTTGCTGACCTGCAAAAGAAACCAACCCTTCCTCTATACCCTCTTCAAAAAACTTAAAAACTCTATTGCCCGTAGTCTTTTTCCAAGCTGTCCCTACAGCTCCCATCACTCCTTTCCTAGCTGTTGTCTTTGCTGTTTCTTGAGCTATATCTTTTACCCCTATACCAAACATCTTACGCAAAGCATTGGCAGAGATAAGCTCTTGCTTCATAAATATTTTTTCTGACACATACTCAAACCCACCCATAAGAGAAGAGTACAATATTTTTTCTGCCTGAGTTAAATTTGGATTGTCTTTTATATCACTATATGCACTTCCCGAAGCACTTCCAGCAAAGCCAACTAAAGCTACCTCTGGAGCACCTGCCATAGTCATAACTATTGTACCAGCAATCTGAGGTACAGCATCTTGAACAGCCATTAAGAACTGTGTACCTGCCGCATCTGTATTACCTTCAATAAGGTTTCCAAAAATACCTTTTTCTATTTCGTCAAAAGTTAAACCTGCTCGTAAGCTTCTATTTTGACTCAAAGCTCCAGATAATTCATTCCAACTAAACATGTCAGGTTCAAACTCTCTTCCATATATGTCTTTGAAACCTCCCTCTGCTATTTGATCTCCATCAAGTATTCTTTGTCGTAGTAATCTATTTTCAGAACTGGCTCCTTCAGGCAATCCTATCATGGTAAAAAGATCTACAACCCCATAATTTAACGCACTAGCTGTCTGGCTGATAGATTTAAAATACGTTTCGTCACCTAACTTCCTACCAAAGTATTCAGCACTTTGTCTATATCTGTTTATTGCAGTATCGCCATTCATAAACACCTCGTCCATAGACATTTGCATAACCACATCAAAAATATCGTAGGCTCTTCTTTCTATGCCCAAGACCTCGTTTGCTTCGTTATATAGTGATATAACAGTAGCTTCTTTATCTGCTTCCCTTCTTAACACATCATCTTGTTGAGCCCTAGTAGTAGCTCCAGAAAATTCATCTACAAAAATTTCTATGTGACTTCTAACTTTACGCTTGTTATCCAAAGCTTCTATAACCTCAGATCTAGCTGTGTAATAACCAGCGACTTTATTATACTCCTCTATAGTACTCAGATGCCTTTTCAAAAGTGTTTAGCTTTTCTGGCATCATACCCTGAGCTATACTTAACTCATCTTCATTTGTAGGTATGTATGAAGTATTGAATTGATTGAGGTGAGGTTCATAAAAAAAACTCGCCCCCTCTTCAGTATCTATTGTAGGAACTTCATTTAAAATATCACCAGTATATGTGCCTATATCAAACGTAGTGGAAACAATAGCTTCCTTTCTCATCTCTACATTTAACGTAGAGTTAGGATCTTCTATAAGCAACCCACTATTTTTAATAACAGTTTCAAATACATCTGCTGTTGCACCTGTATTAACTACATAAGGATTAGCTCTAAATGTATCATAAATCTCATTGCTAAAACTTGCAATATCACCAGGTCCTACGGGAGTACCTAAGTCTATACCCCTACTTGTAAACCACTCTTTTGCTAAATGATAGTTTTCGTAATCTACAGAATTTATGTCTCCATCTGTAGCAACAAAACCTTCAGCAGAAAACTGCTCGGCTAATTCGTCTCTAGACTTCTCATGAAATGCTGTCTTCTCTTCTGGTCTTAAACCACCAGTACCAGTAAAGTTTTCACTATCTATTGGATCTGTTCTAACCCCGAATATACCCTCAAAGAAATCACCTTGTAGTGCTTCTTGTCGTGACGCCAATCGTGATAGATCGTCCTCCCTTTGTGAAGGTGGCACAGTAGTGTCCGTTGGAACATCTAAACTTCCACCTTCTACACCAAATCCTAATTGAGTAGAGTACTCTGCCGATAGCGCTGAATCTTTTTTTTTTGGGGCTACGCCAGCCACATAAATAAAATCTCTTTCGTCAAGAGTGACACCAGCTCTTTGAACAATTCTATACACAGCATCAAAACCCTCTTGCTGTTTCATTGCTTCAAAAAGTTGTTCTTCGGTTCCTGTGTATCCAGCACGAGTTACAATATTAAAAATACTGTCTTGACCTTCTGTAAATCCGTTCATGATTTAAGATTTTAAATTAGGGTACTCTCTTTCCACTCCTGTGGCTTCATCCATTTTCTTTAAACCTTCTATACCGATAGCATAAGACAATGGATCTTTACCTCCAGACAATTGCGAAGCTACTAATAAATTAGCATCAGCTTGTGATAAGTTTTCTTCGTCTATGTTGTATCCAAAAGAGTTTAGTTTTTTAACAATTCTTGATTTATTATTTTTCAAGAACTGTGCAGTAGCTTGCTCAGCATACTCTGGTGTAAGTATTAAATCTGGGTTTTCTACAAGCCTATCATCACCAAATAGTTGTTCTGATATTTTTGCATAGTTAGCTCTACCTGTTATCTGCAAATAACCTCTACCTCTAAACTTAAAGCCATCGCCCTCTTCTATGTTACCAAGGAAAGGTTTGTTTTCATTCCCATAAAAAGTATTAAATATTCCCTCTGGGTTATTGACTAGTTGCTTTAAATCTTTTCTCTTTAAACCTAACTTTTTTATACTACTACCAAATACCTCTTTAATTCTTCTAACACTTGAGTAGTTACCTTTTTCTATAGTTTCTCTATCTCCTAACCCTTCTTTCATAGAACCTGCTTCAACAGCTGCTACATATACATCAGACTCGTCTTTTAAAACATTTGCAAGTGTAGCATCTTCTGATCCCACTATAGCATCAGGGACATTGACTTGAAATCTAGATGTGTCAGCATCAAATGTTACGTTTGAAAATCCTGTGTCTATTATAGGTTCAGAATCTTCTTCCACTAACATTTCTAAAGGTTCCTCCTCAACAGTCTCGTCTTGAGTAGATTCTACTTGTGGTTCTGTAGTGGTTTGATCTTGCTGCTCAGAATCTCCACCAGGAACAGCGCCACCATTATTCATACCAACTATATCTTCAACTACTTCAACGTCTCTCTGATTGTCATCTCCAGCTTGCTCTTGAGTAGACACTCCAAGTTGCTTGAAAGCTTGCCCCATTAAAATATTATAGTTAAGAGACTTTCCAACTTGTTGTTGCCCCTCTAGCTGCTGCTGTATATTAGCAAAGGCATTAGGATGTGTTGAAGAGTTTACGTATATATCAGCCTCTTCTGTAAGAAGCGCTAACATATCTGTTTCAGCTTGATTAAGGTTTGTTATGGTTGATAATTTTTCTATAAGCTCTTGATTCTTAGCGATCTTATAACCTATTACTTGTCCAGTAGATAAATCTATAATAGCTTTTTCTACCTCTATACCAACATTACTTACTGTTACATCTCTAAAGTTTCCGCCACTAGCTACACTACCTACACTCATGTTTGGATATTCATTAGTTAAAGTAGGATCTGCAGCTGGTCTTTCACCATCATATGCTGTAAATATTGTCCTAGTCATAGTATCGCCTGTATCACTCATATCCTGAGATAGCATTTCTTCTACAGCGCCTTTATCTGGACGAGGGAACTGTGCACTTATGGTATTGTAGTAATTTTTTGCATGGATAGTTTCTCCTTCCCTAAACTTTTTTATGTCATTAAGACTTATTCCTGCTGGAACATTCTGTAAATCATCTACACTTTCTATTTCAACAGCATAAATTGGAGTACCGTCAGCTTCAAAGCCTGTAACCTCAGATATAGAAACACCATTTTCATCTGTTACAGCAAAAAGCTCTGGGTGCATCGTATTGTTTATAGACTCTAGATCTCCAGATTGCAAATCTCTATTTACAGCAAACAAACTCTTATACCCTTCTAAAGAAGCGGCGTTCCACATTGTTTTATTGTTATTTGCAAAAACATTATACTGGTTTGCCAGATCTTCAGAAAAATTTTCTTCGTCAAACCCTACCTTAACAGCCTGATTACCAACAACCTGAGTCTTATAATATCCACCTTCTGCTGTGCTTTTGCCTGCTTTAGGAGCTATCTGAGAATTATAAATTTCTTTACCTACTGCGCTACCTAAAAACTTATAGTCACCAACTATAGATCCTGTTTCGTAAAACAGATTGTCTGCATTTGATGCAGTAATTCCAGAGTTAAAGTAGCCTATTGCATTAGCACCTTGTCCAACCATAACAACGTTACCTTGCCTTGTGTATACAGGAGGCATAGCGTACTGATTAATAGCTTGTATGTTAGCCTCTAAAAGCCCTGACTCAGCGAGCTCTGTATTGCCTTTTATTTCAGCAGTTTTTTTAGCTATAAACTCGGTCCCAAACTTAGCGTCTTGAACGATACTTAAATATTGATTTTTAGCCTGTACAAAAGCAGCTTCGTTAGCACCGCTAGGATCTAACTCAAATTGTGTAGCAGCTTCCTGATAGATATCCAAAGCCATTTGTGCTGCACCCTTATACTTTTGATTGATCTGTCCTGGTACAGCCTCCCCTGCAGCAGCTTGAGGGTTTAGAGCTTTCATCTTAGCATCCCTTTGTGCAGCTCTTTCTTGAGCTACAGCAAGGATAGGATTAGCAAATGAAGCTGCTATACCTTCACCAATAGCACCGTAGTCTATGTTGGGCGCTAAAAACCCTGTTTTAAATCGTGTACCTTGTTCAGACATCTTTCTCGAATCTTAGTAATAATTTTAATAAATATTTATGCAGTGGAGTATCACCTTCCTTTGCTAACTTAAATAATGTCTCAGACTGCTCTGGGTTAAATACATACTCACCCCCAGTAAGCTCTGCTTCTTTTACACCACTTTCCTCATCAACAACAGCTTTTTTGTTTGTGCCGTGATCGAACTCGCCTTCTGTAACAAATGGGGCTTCTTTAGTTTTACCGCCCACTCTGTAACCCACCATACCTCCGTCTTCCATACTAAGTCCGACAGCTGCACCAGCAATACCTCCAATGCCTGAAGCTATGTTAGCAAAGTTTTGTATTCTTTGCTGCTCAGCCTGCGCTACTCTTGCTTCACCTAAAGCTTTTGCGTCGTATGCAAATTGTAAATCTTGCTGACTACGAGCCTCTTTTAATTGAGTTGTTCTTTCTTGAGCTTCCCCTAACTGCATAAGAGCTTCAGATTGAAGCTTTTGTTGAGTAAGAGCCTCTTCCCTTTGTGACCTTTGAGCTTGTGCTGTTGCTCCAGCCAAAGCACCTAGCCCCCTAGCGCCAAATTGTGTAGCAGCTTGCGTTGTAGTAGCTAGCGATCTGTTTATATCATCCATCCTCATCTGCAAAAGCCTTTGATCATATGCTCCTTTTACACCTTCGTAGTAAGCTGACGGCGTAGCTAAAGACGGTTGGCTTGCACGAGCTTCACGCAAATCCTCTAACGCTGCATCTAAAGAAGCTGCAGCATCTGCCTCTAACTGCTCTTGATTCATCATGCCAACAATACCGCCAACAAGCTGCCCTACTCCTTTAGCTCCGCCTGCTATTAATTGAGCTTGTCCTGATGTTGAACTACTCTGACTGCCACCGCTGCCACCGCTGCTATTTCCTCCACCGCTATTTCCTCCACCTGAAGATGCTGAAGTAGCACCGTATTGTGATAAGACATCTAATAAAGCTTATGTAAAGGAGAAGACTTGTACACCATGTTTACAGCAAACAACTCTACTGGTGTAGTAGCTGTATTTGTCAAAGCTATTTCAGCATGGTAGTCTCTCATTTTATCTCCATTAATACTTGCTGTTGATACAGCCATAACCGTATCTCCTGCAGATAAAGCCGTAAATGCTACTGACGTACCACTAACAGTAATTTCTTTTCTGCCTGATATTGAAGCTATAGTAACGCTTAAACTTGTTTCTGATGAGCTTTCTAATCTAAACAAAGTGTCTCCAATTCCAAACGGCAAGTTACTAATTTTTGAAGTAAACGTTATAGTAGTAGCAGTAGAAGAAGCAACCTGACCTAACACAACCTTATGAGATGTATTGTTTGTAGAATTTGCTGTAGTATCTTTTTCTATCTGCCTATAATACAT